ATTGAATACGCTGTACCTTAATGCTATCACGGAGCTGAGGTAGCATCTTGGTTGCTAATACCTTAGCACTCAAGCCAGCAGGGTTGTTGTTGAGAATGTACTGCTGCATGATGTACTGAGCAGCAGCTTCCCACTGAGCAGTACCTTCGTGATCCTTAATCAGAAAGGGGTCACCACCAGCAGGGTCAGCAATAAGAGTCTCGTTAGACTTCAGCTCTGCTAGCAGGTGAGCACCAAACCCTTCAGCAGATTGGTTCATGGCTGCCAGATCCCAGCCCTGCTTGTAGTAGCGAGAGCCGTGACGGATAGCAGAAGCAGTCTCTACGTTGGGAGCTTTGTCAGCCAGCTCACCCATGGCGTTGTGGACTTCAGCTCCTTTGTTATAAGCTGCGTCTACTTCTTTAGAATCTTCCTCAAGCTCTTCAGGAGGACGGGACATATAGTCCACCATGCCCTTGGCTCGTTCTTCTTCAATGTACTTAGCAGCTTGCTCTTTAGCTAATTTAGTTAATGTGTTGCTAAATTTAGAAAGGGCTTTGAGTTCGTAGTTAGCGTTAGAAGACTGGATGTCACTAACACGTTGCATTTCAGTAATCCTTTGAGACGCTTGCGTCTCCATCCCTTGGATTCGTTGCTGACCTTGTTGTTTAATCTGCTCCGCTTCTTGGCGCATACGCCTAGAGGGATCAGCAACTTGGCGAGCCTTAAATCCAATAGACTGGGCACTACCTTGATATGGCATTTGATTAAGTTAATTTAAGAGTTCCAGATGTAGCCACCACTGTCATTAGTAATACCGCCATAGGTACTAAAACCAGCACTTGCACCACTAGCAGCTGCACCGATAAGGTTACCAGCAAGGGCAAGACCAGAGGGACCTTTAGCTTTAATAGGCTTGACAGGTAGGAAGGAGGCTTCAGGTGTGAGTGGGTCAGCGGGAAGACCGTTCCAAGCAGTGTTGTTAGCTGCAGCTTGATCCAGCAGAATACCTTCCTTAGCAAGACCACTAGCCATGCTAGCATCATACAAAGTTTGCTCAATCTGAGCTTGCTCAAATCCTAGCTGACGATCAGCATCCATAGCTGCAAGCAAGAAGGACTGACCAGCTCGGCCAGTAGCAAGTACACTGCCTTGCTGTTGGATAGCTTTAGCAATGTTTGACTGTGACTGGAAAGCAGCGGTGTTCTGCCTTTCTCTAAACTTTTGATTTTGTGCTGCTAAAGCTCGGTTAGCTTCAGTTTGGTTACTAGCAATCTGTGCGTAATAGGCATTTTTAGCAGCGGTTGCCGCTTTAGATTCTGCCCGATATGCACGTCCTTTTTCTCGATCTCGTGCAGCAGCAATCTGCAGATCTTGTTGGTATCGTTGCTGTGCAATAGCGTTAGAGCGAGCAACCGCAGCTTGCTGCTGTTGATGCTCCCCAATAGCTGTCATGCCACCGCCTACAGCAGTCAGCACACCGATTGTTGCACTTATTGGTTCACACATAGTTTAACAAATTGAATTAAGGGGACACCGTTGTGAACGTAGTAGTTAATGAATTTAAACTTAAGAAGCTTCAGCAGCTTGATATGGCTCTCATTCCTCATGTCTGCGTGATTCCACAGGTATGGGTTATGGAGACTATCAAGCCACCTTCTAGCTTCTCTTACAAATGTATGCGGATATTCTTCACTGGCTTTAGTACATAACATCCAGATCTTATTGTCTGGTGTTACGCCTGCCACACCGGCAGCCTTGCCGTTGGGCACAGTGAAATAGACAGAGAAAGCAGAACGATAGTAAGACTCCAGGACTGCTGCCGGAGCAGACAGCCCTGTGGTCTCTTCTACTTCTCTGATGTCTTCCCAACGCAGATTCTCACCAACTTCTAGAGCCAGTTGAGGGGTGCATGGTTGAATGTACTTACCGACGTATGTGTCGTTTGTTGTCATAGCGTCCGTCCCAGCTAGCTGAGACTAAAGTGGCGGTAAAGGGGTCAGGGATTTTAACAGTAAGGGTGTATTTTTCGTTCTTCCTGTAGATAGGAACTTTGACAGACTTGTAAGGAGCAGTGGGTGTATCGTTGAATGAACCCAGATCAACCTCCATACCAGACTCATACTGGATGTAATCAGTAATCTGTGGAGACACAAGGTGGAACTCCATAGGACCAGAGATGCCTAGCTCAAAGTTGATGCGGTTAATACGTAGCTCACCATCAATATCGTACTTGCCTTTGTCAATAGCAAAATAAAAGTGAGGAAGTTCAATCTCTGTGATATACTTGTATCCAATAGCAACATTGCCTGTAGTCAGATCAATGTTGTTAAAAGTAGCAGTAGTACCGCTAACGTTATCAGGAACTCTGACAACACCAGCATCAGTACCGCTGAGGAATACAGCCACCATAGCGGTGCTGCCATCATATGTGTATGGTAAAGTTACTGTAGAAATTTTTGTCGCAGAATCGTAGGAGGCTGACGCCATAGTCATGTTGTCCAGGGTAGCCTCAAACCTACGTCCAATAGATCCCGTTCCTACCTGATAACTTCTGTTGGTAACAGTGTCAGTGACCATCTCATGACGGTTCAAAACGTAGTTACCGTTTTGATTGCTGACTACAAACTGGTTACCAGCAGTATAGGTGCTGTGCACAAAGCTACCAGTCAAAGTCCAAGTGTACCATGCAGACTGTTGACGTTCAGTGCCAGAGTCGTAGTACTTGTAGAAGTAGATCTGTGAGTCACCCTTCTTGCCATAGGTCACCAGTCCAACCTGTGAGGAGTTAGACGAGTGGTCAATGTCCTTAGGGATCAGCTCAGGGATCACACGGGTCTGCTCCAATACCTTGGGAGGAACAGTCTCATCCTGAATAACCATTTCAAACACACGGGTGTGTGCTGCACTGCCAGTGCTAAACATCACAGAGGTGCCCATGTCCACAGGACGGACTGTGGGGCTACACTCATAGGAGGACAGCTTCTTGAGCTGTGCAGTGTTAGCACTGAACCGATCTGAATCAGTAAACAGCATGAACTGTGCTGACTCACTGAACAACACCAAACCCTTTTGGATGGGCAGGACATGGTTCAAAAAGGCAGGCTTGATGTCAGAGGCTGCGATGTCGATGGGATCTGCGTCGCTAGTAGTAATTGCAGAAACGATGAAAAAGTTAAAGTAATCAGCAGGCTGACTAAGGATGACGTTTTCACCAGCAATAAATCCTAAGCGGTTACGATAGAAGAAGATGTCTTTGATGCCCTTGCCTACAAAGGTAGGATCAGGGTTGCTAGTCAAGTCACCAGCCTGTCTGTCAATCCAATAGTTGTCAGGATCAGAAGATTGATTCAGTGTACGGAAACTAAACGTACCGTCACGGTTATTGACCAGAGCATGAGGCATGGTAGCCGGATCAAGTCCAGCTGTAATACCAGGAGCCACAGTTTCTTCCCATGAACCTGTACCTACAGTACCATTGTCAGCTACAAACTTAACAAAATAGTCATCAGCCTCAGAATCCTCAGTGTTTGACACTTTGGCAATGTACCCATTCTTACACTGTTGTGGTAACTTGCTGACGTTAGGGACTGATTCTTGAATAACTTCCAATGAGTTATTAAGTGTACCACCTCTCACCTCAATGGTAAAACTAGAGCTACGTGTGATAAACAAGCCATCACCAATGATCTCGCAGGTGACATCACTGTAAATGGATTCAATGCTACTCTTTAGTTCACCAAGAATTGTGTTGATACTCAGTGTACCTTTGTCAGGACTCTTAGGTGTTTGATAGAATCCTACACCAGAATCAGAATATGTCTGATATGATTCTACACTGCTAACTGTAACGGTGTAGTTAATACCAGCAACACTCACAGTAAAGGTCTGACCGTTAGTAGCGTTGAACCCTGGGTCTTGCAGTACTACCTCTGCGTTGTACTGAGCATCATACAACGCTTCATGGTTGCTGGTATATGAGTTAACGTAACTGGTACCGTTAACTAAAACTGTAAACTTAATACCGCTATTTGCATCGAATACCTCTTGCTTACCTGCATACTGGATATTTCCATCACTGTCGGTCCAAGAACTAGAGCTTGTTCCAGCCTTAACAACAGTCAAAGCGCCAGCTCGGTACTTGGTAGTAGCCGTGAGGTTAGAGCCATTGATAGCAACCACGTACTCTGCGTTATACGCCACTGTATTGATCGAAACAAAGGCGTAGTTGTCATTGAACGTAGCAGTAGTTCCCGTCGTTGCTACGGTCTTCTGGGGGTTAGTGATAAGGGTATAGTCACCAACGGTCTGGAGACCGTAAGGCTGGGTAGCACCGGCCAGGTAAGTCATAGTACCACTTACAGTCTGAGCAGCACCTGTCTCAAGGTCCCAGACTTTGATACCAGTAGTTGTAATTTGCCCAATAAATTTTTCGTCAGAATCTCTGATGATCTCAAACCACTGACCACCAGCAGAGGCACCCACCAGCTCATCAACGAACTCACCAGGAGCACGCTTAGACAAGCCAAAGGTCACATCAGGATATGCGTTATCACATTTCCTAAGCTGACCAGGAAACTTAATAAAGTCCGGCTGCTGTGAGACACCTCCTAGAAAGTTTTGAATTCGTTGATTAACTGCTGCCATGGTTATCGACTAACTGCTTGGAAGGGTTTGTAAGATGGGTAAGGGTTGCGGAAGTCGGGGCCTTGGAAAACATTGTACTCAGCTTGCTGGGTATCATACTCAACAGCCAGTGCACGGAGTTGAGCTTCGTCTGCCGCCAACAGCTTAGCTGCTTTCTCGTCGTTAACCATGCGGGTCACAGCAATACGAGCAGAGCGTGAAGCGATGTAGTCACGGAAGACCTGAGGGATGTCATCAAACTCGAAGAACCAAACCACATCACAGTAGAGAGTATCGAGGTCCGTAAATTTATAGGAGTGAGAATAACGATCATACAGCTTACCATCCCTTCTAATTACATCATAGTCATCACGATGCTTGAATTTGTTCACGTCCAGCTGGAGGACAGTGGGCGGAATCAGTACCTCGTCGTTGGTGTCTACCACAAACGGGAACTCGTATTCAGTGTTGTACACCCAGCCCTCAGACTGAACTTCACGACAGACTTGTCGGAGAGTGTTCTGAGCAATAGCAACTTCAGGACTTTGGGTGGATAGTGTATTGACAGGAGACTCACCCACGCTCATCAGAACGTGGTTAACAGCATCCAGTTCGGTGGACGATGCGTACGAATTAGTTGTCATGATATAAAAAAAGG